CTGAATAAAGATGGCATCAACAAGTGGCGTGAGCGCGTTGGTGAAGAAGAAGCCGACCGCATTTCTAAGCAGGCTTCTACTCGTGGTACTAAAATACACACACTTACCGAAGCATATCTAAAGAATGAAGAAGTCGATTTTGATAGCGTGAAAGCGTCCTTGCTCGACAAGGAAATGTTTACTAAGTTTAAGTCAATTCTTGAACCTATCGATAACATTCACTGCCAAGAGTTGGCATTATACAGCGACTTCCTGCGTATGGCTGGTCGCGTTGACTGTATCGGAGAATACAATGGTATTCGCGCCGTAATCGACTTTAAGACTTCTAATCGGCCCAAGAAGAAGGAATATATCAGTTCCTACTTTATGCAGACCACTGCATATGCAATCATGTATGAAGAACGAACTGGTATTCCTGTTCCCTTTCTTGTTATCTTGATTGCCGTAGACGGCGACGAGCCTCAGGTATTCATAGAAAAGCGTGACAACTGGGCTAAAAAACTTATCGAAACCCGTGACTTATTCGAAGCGAGTCGTGATAAATAGTTTGATGATAAAAGACCGCATACAGTTTACGGAATCTGCGCTTGAGCATTTTCGTAATGTCTCCGTTTCAAACAACGCATTAGGTGTCCGACTATCTCTTGCAGGTGGCGGCTGTGCTGGGTTCAGTTACAAGTGGGATTTGGTAAAGAGTGCCGACGAACTTGTAGAAGATGATTTTCCACAGGAGTATGATGATTGGACCTTCTGGTTAGATAGGCCGTCTGAATTATATCTCATTGGCAGCACCGTGAATAAGAAAGTTGATATTATCGGTAGCGTCATCGAAATACAAGCACCTCTCGCATCAAGCAGTTGCGGTTGCGGAGAAAGTATCAATTTTAATCTATAAAACGGTTGACTTCCAAAGCAAACTAGTATATAAATAGATTATCAGTTGTTGACAATCAACAATAAAGGCGGAAAGACCGGGGTTCGACTCCCCGCACCTCCACCATCTACTGTGAGGGGAAAGAAGAGTAGCGATTTACGATCGGATCGTGAAAATCGATAACTCACAGTAGTTGATGGGGGTGACCATGGAATTCGATTTTCGTGTAATAGGGCGGTTCGAGACTGATTGCTTGGCAAAGTGCCACTAAACGTAAATGCAAACGATAACGTTGCCTTTGCAGGATATGCGCTAGCCGCATAATCTCATTGGGTTTTTGATAGTTTTCCCTCGAAACAGAATAAAACTATCGCCTGTTCTGTATATACGATGAAATGAGTGAACTAAGAACCTACGGATGCTAAATAGTTGTATGACCCATTGTGCGACCTGACACCAGCAAGCACAGTGGGTTATTTTTTGTCTTCGGACAATCAGTGTGGGGAGTCACTGGTTAATACCCTCTCAAGTATAACAACTAAATGGAAATAAGATGACTTCCTTTAATAAGAAGTTTTTCAAGTTTCTTTCGATTATTACACTATTAAGTTATAGTTTATATGGAATTAATTCATATGCTGAAACTGCCATCGAAAGAGAAGCAAGGGAATATTCCCTCGGCGTTGGAGAAGTAATCCAGGACATCAAAGATGATGCCCAAGAACAACAACGTAAAGTAACACAACAAAGAATCCAGACACAAAATATTCGTCTGGCAAACAACAGAGAATTGAAGTGCCTAGCAGATAACATTTACTATGAGGCTGGTAATCAGTCGACCAGAGGTAAATTGGCGGTCGCTGCGGTCACTATCAATAGGGTAAATAGCCCCAAGTTTCCTAAATCCGTATGCTCCGTTGTATACCAGAGAACAAAACGTGTGTGTCAGTTCTCATGGGTATGCGAAGGAAAGAAGAGTGTCCGCAGTGCGCAACAATATGCTGAGTCAAAGAAAGTTGCTGAGAAGGTATTGTTCGCTGGGGCTAATCATGGCGTATTAGGAAAAAATGTTCTATTCTATCATGCCGACTATGTAAGTCCAGGTTGGAATCTTCGTAGAGTAGCTAAAATTGGTGATCATATATTTTATGCAGGATAAAGAATGGGTAAGAGAAGTAACTTTGAACATCGTAAGAACGACTTCTATCCGACTCCGTTGGATGCAGTAAAGCCTCTCTTACCCTTTCTTCCCTCGGAGTTTACCTTCGCTGAGCCTTGTGCTGGCGATGGTAGACTCTGTAGGCATATCGACACCTTAACAGATAGTAATGCAGTAGCTACTTTGGTTTCTGATATTGATCCTAAAGACCCGTCTATTGAAAAATATGATGCATTAACTGTTGACATTCCCGCAAATACCAGCTATATTATAACTAATCCGCCTTGGTCGCGATGGATACTTCATCCATTGATTGACAGGTTTGCTAGTATTCGTCCTACATGGCTTCTCTTTGATGCTGATTGGATGCATACTAAACAAGCAATACCCTATCTACAATATTGTAGTAAGGTTGTGGCCATAGGTAGAGTAAAGTGGATTGAAGATAGTAAGTTTACTGGCAAGGACAATGCTTGTTGGTATCTTTTTGATAAAAATGAAATGAGTGGAACACAATTTTATGGTCGAGGATTTTCAAGTGGTAGATGAAGTCAGCAACGAATTTCTGATTACGAAGAAGTTTAGAACTTCTACTGAGTTTTCTCAATTTATTGAGAAGCAAGCATCGACAACAGGTCTACCGTGTATGGACTTGCTAGTTGATTATTGCGTGAAGAATGATATTGAAATGGAATCGGCATCGGTTCTATTGACAACTTCACTTAAGGAAAAGATTCGTGCGGAAGCAGAAGAACTAAATATGTTGAAGCGCAAGGATGGAAAGCTACCCTTCTAATGGACTCTTTCGAAGTTTATCGTGTCTACATGTCACTCAAACTTCATTTTACTTCTGATGATTACGATATCACAAAAACGAAATCGGGTGTCAGGTGTAAGAGAGAAACATTTCTTAAACGTAAGGATGTTCTATTGTTTCGCAAGCTGGCCAAACGATTTACCTTTACTGAGATGGTAGATTATTTCGTTGCTAACTTTGTCAATGGACATAATGGTTTATTTGATGCCGAAAGTGATGACGTATATCGGGACTGGAAGGCTAGAAAAGAGAAGTTGACATATCTGTTCACGCAAGATATCTCTACACTTATGTTAGAGGCCGAAAAAGCAAATGTTGATCCATTGATTAGTGATGGTCAACATCCCTTAGCATTAAAACTATACCTTGGTAAAAAAATTAGTCTTGAAACCCTAATTATTCTTGACAAATTGTTTAATTTCGTGTATAGTAATAATACTGTGTTAGCAAATGATTTTATATGGAAAGATGTATCTCGTTTGATAACAAAGTACCGCGTCTTTGTCAAGTTTGATAAAGACAAATTCTCTCAACTATGGATCAAGGAGAAAGGCCAAGTGGTCTGTTAAATGAGTCATTCTAAGCGTAGAGACTTCGATTACGAACCTCGTGTCAAAGAAGTTCGTAAAGGTGTGGACAAATCCAGTAAGCACCGCAAAAACCTGTATAAATACTCTGGTAGTCAAGAAGAAGATTTCGATGACTATGATGATTATGATACACAACGCAAATATTAACGCAATACAACGCAATATAACGCAAAGTAAGGAATACAAATATGTCTTTTAATTCTCTCTCGGAACTCCGTAAGAACCGTGGCAACTTCGACTCACTTATGAAAGAAGTCGAAAAGATTGCAAATCCCACAAACGAAAAGCGCGGCGATGATGATCGCCTCTGGAAGCCTTCAGTAGATAAGGCTGGCAATGGCCAGGCGGTTCTTCGTTTTCTTCCTGCTCCTCCAGGCGAAGAACTTCCCTGGGTTCGCGTGTATGACCACGGCTTTCAAGGTCCGACCGGAAAGTGGTACATCGAAAACTCGTTGACCACTATTAACAAGCCAGATCCTCTTGGCGAACTCAATTCAGAACTCTGGAATTCGGGTATCGAAGCCAATAAGGAAATCGCTCGTAAGCAGAAGCGCCGCTTGTCTTATATCTCTAACGTTCTTGTTGTTAAGGACCCATCGAACCCTGAGAACGAAGGTAAAGTCTTTCTCTATAAGTATGGTAAGAAGATTTTCGACAAGATTAAGGACGTAATGCAGCCTACCTTTGAAGATGAGAAGCCGGTTAATCCGTTTGATCTTTGGGAAGGTGCCAACTTCAAGCTCCGTATTCGTCAGGTAGAAGGCTATCGTAACTACGATAAGTCAGAATTTGATGGTAATACGCCACTTGATGAAAATGAGGATAAGCTAGAAGCAATCTGGAAGCAGACGCATTCACTTGCCGCTTTTCTTGATCCCTCAAACTTCAAGTCTTATGATGAACTCAAGACCAAGCTGAATACTGTTCTTGGTAGTGGTACTCGTGTGCCTACCGCAGAGAAGGTAAATCCGCTTGATGCAGAGGATGAACTCTTCGTTGAAACCAAGATGAAGACGGCTGCTAAGGCAACCGAAGAAACTCCACCTTGGAATGATGAAAAGAGTGATGATAATATGAGTTACTTCGCAAGTCTTGCGGACGACTAAAAGAGAAAGGGGCGCTCTAGAGCGCCCCTTTTTTATGCCATTGCTCGTTTTAGAGCAAATCTCATCCAACTACTCTCATCATCTCTAACATAAGTTTTAGTATTTGGTACCGGGGAGCTTTCGGATGCACCGCCACCTCCACCACCTTGATTGATTATTGTTGGAGGAGGAACATTCACTTTCATCTGGTCTTTGGCTTGTTCCGACCCCTTTTCTAAGATGCCACTATCAGGATTTTGGCCTGATTGAACTTTAGCTTCTTCTCCGCCACCGCTCATGTAATCATAAGCCTTCTTTGCACCAACAGCGGCAAGGCCGACTCCACCTAAACCAACCGCAGTCATTAGTGGATTTCTTTTCATAAATCCAGCTGCTTTGCTGAATATGCCGCCGCCTGGCTTACCCTGGACTTTAGCTGTTTGTTTTGGTTGTGCTGTCGCTTTCGGCGCTTGCCCACTTTGTGCGGCTTCTGCGGCACGTGTTTCTGGTGTGCCACCTAAGGCTCCCATATCTCTAGCAGCCAGTGCAGCATCTAATCCAACAGAAGCCGCTGTTCCCACGCCAGGAATAGTTCCCGCTGCACCCGATGCCAATTCTAGGCCTGCACCTGTCCAGTCACCAGCCATTGCTCTCTGTGCAGCAAATACACCACCAGCAACAAGACCAACTCCTGGAATTTTCTTTAATAGCGATTTGCCAACTGCTTTCGCGCCTACTTTAGCTACACCCTTTGCAGCAACTTTTTCGCCAGCTTTAACTGCACCCTTTTCACCCGCTTTAGTAGCAGCCTTTTCACCAGCTTTAGTGGCAGACTTTGGTGTATCTCCTGGTGTAGGAGCAAGTTCGGCTGCGGTCATTGCAGCGTTGCCAGCAATATTTGTTGTATTATTGGTAGTAGTATTTTCTACCAAGTTTTCACCACCATCATTATCGTTACCCGCAATCATCGAACCCATGCCGATAGCACCAGCACCTAACGCCAATGCACCGAGTAAACCTCTGCCTCTTCCCGGTGTTCTACCAGGAGAAACTGCAGGCGCTCTTCTGACAAATCTACCCTTGGCGTCTCTCGGTTGACTTCTAGCTCTTTCCGATCTAGACTTCTTGGTCCCATCCGGCGCATTAGGAATATTTCCGCCACGATTTCTACGACTAGGTAAATCGATATCAATTGCGGGTCCGCCGCCACCTGGTCCACCATCTGAACCACCAGAACTCTCAAGTGATTGTGCAATCTTTTCTATTGTATCTTTTATTGCAGAGAATAATTCATTTGCTTCTTTGAATGTGTCAGAGATTTCATCCAACTTTTTTGTATTTTCTTGGATAGCATCTACAACTGGACTCTCTGACATTCCAGCCGAGTCTTCTTGAAGTTCGCTTGTAGGTTGTGCTACATTAGATTCGATGCCAGCCGCTACTGCTCCTGTAGTTGGTTTATCTGGTAGAATAACGGATGCGCTCTTTTTCTCATCGTAATCTTTTTGAAGTTCTGCATTAATAGTATCTTTTGATACCGGTTTACCCTCTCTACGATATGATATATCTTTTTCAGAAGCAGGCGCTATTCCTCTATCGGCCAGTAGTTTCTTTTGTTCTGTAGTAAGATCAGTTAATTTTTCCGCTTCTTGGGCCAAGCCCATACTATCTCTAGCTTCGGCTCTTTTCTTTTTATCAGAAGTGAACAGATCATATCTCATATCACCAGGCTTTCCGGTGAAGACTCTTTTTGCACCTTCAAGCTGAGTTTTTACAAATCCTTTTGAAATTGCAGTACCCGTTGTCGTGTCTTTGCCACTGACGGCACGCTTCAAGCGATTTCTAAATGTGTCTTCTTTTCCTTTAAGACCCATATCATTCGCTTGAAAATATTGCTCTTTAGCTGCCTTCCCGGCATTCGCAAATCTAGTTGCGGCGTCTGTATTACCTGAAGCCTCTGCTACGCCTTGTCCTTTTTTAGCAAGCGCAAGTACCTCTTTGATACCTTTATTGAAACCTTCTAAGTTCTTCTCAGTTAACTTGCCAATTTCTTTGACAAGATCGGTCAGCATTTTACGTTCTTCGTCGGTATACTGTTCTAAGTCTTTGCTTATGTTTTCTGTGGCAGCCGATAAAATCTTAGCCGCTTTTTCACCATCAACGGTTGTTACCGAAAGAGGATTTGTAGTTTCCTTAATCTTTTCTAATTGAGTTTCTTTTCCGACACCAGAACCGGACGAACTTAATAGTTTTTTGATGTCTTTTGCTTGACCTATAACTTCATCCAGACGGTCGATAACAGGATCGGGCCCATTACCGGGGGTCTTCTGTAGTCTATCTGTTAGTCCTTGTAAATTACTGGCCATTGATTAAAAATCCTGTTGGTTCTTTTCTGCTTTTTTCTTCAAATGAGTCATCAACAATCCTATGTAAACTTCCCTTTCCCATGGCATCATATTTTCAAGTTCTGACAGACTATATTTGTGTTCTTGCATTAAAATAAAGTTTGTCTTATAATGATTCATCAAATTATCATGAGAAAGGGTTATTCGAAAAAATTTTCTACACCGTCTATTAATACCGTATTTTCTGTGTCACATTTCACGCAAGTATAATCAATTGTCTTTTCCAATCGAGGCGATGTCTGGAAAAACTCAACAATCTTCTCGAATTGTTGAGTAGAAAGACTGTTAATAAACGTTTCAACTTCTTCCTTGCCTTCTTCTGCCGCGTCATAGATTTCGTCATTATCAAAAATCTTTTCTACACATGACATAACAAGATCGAATGCCGGGGTTTCATCATCCACCAAAATCTCTGCTTTTGGATACTTCATAAACACACCCACATTGTCTGAAAGCATTATCTTATTACTATGATTTTCAGGAAAATCTACAGTAAGAGAATTCAAATCTAATGTGGTTTCAGTCTTATGTCCGCATTCACCGCAAATCAAAACGAAATCTGTGATATTGCCAATAGACTGTGAACGCAATTGAATAAAAGCATATTGTAGATCGAAAAACGGCAACTCTCTACCGTTTACATTTCCACCAGAACAAGAGGTCACAATGTCTTGCATGGCCTTTATCATTTCCTTTGGATCATTTGATTCTTGAGCCAAAATAAGTATCTTTTCTTCTTTCACAAGAAAGGGACGAAACTCAATTTCATTTGGTAAAGAATGTAACTTTACTCTGAAAGTTGGAGTAGTCATAATCGGCAACGGCATAATTTAGTCCTTCATTAATTAAACTGGTATTACAAACCATCTTTTATATGTAAACGTCACTGGCAATCTAACGGGCTGTGTATTGCTGTTAGACATCTGAATGGGTGCAATCGATCTGGGAAACACATCTTCTAATTCCCATTTAGCAACAACTTCATCTTTATTATTCAATGCAGTTACTATCATGCCTCCATAATATTTGTTTGGAAAAGCAATTTCTCTGGTTCTTTTACTGATAATTCCGCGCATCCAATCTCCGAAAAAGTCTTTTGCTGCCCATGTCACATCAACTAAAAACGTAAAGGTAATTGAGTCTCCACCAAAATCAATTGCACTGGCCCGTTGTTCATTTAAATTGTTGATTCTAACTGGTCTTGTTCCGAGAAGTATTCCTGGAATCATAGCATCTTCGACAAAGAGGGATAGATGATTGGCTGAACGACCTGCAGATGTTATGTGTGTGGCCATTTTTTGTCCACCGGGCACTCTTTTACCATCGTCGCCTTTCAGATCCGCTGGCGGAATTATTTGTACCTCAAATCTATGCGAACGAGCAAAATCTCTTTTTCTCGTCTCCGCGCGGAAATTTGCCAAGCTATTATGTGCTTGTTGCATTAAATTTTGCTCCTAGTGTCTCTGAAAACTGATTCTTTAGTTGCACCAACAAACGCTTCAACTGGTAAGAATATCGCTGCTTTCCAATCAACAGGATTAATTTTCATAAATTGCGATCTCACATGTGTAGTCAAATAATGTTTGATGCAAGGTTTAATTTCGGCTGCTGTTTGTAGACTATTTAAAAGATTATATGACAAGCGCATTTTGCTGGTTGGTGTAAGCGTCTTGGAATCCGCAAAGTTCATCAATTCACCCAAAACTTTTGCTCTTAACAGGTAAGGCAAATAGTGAACGTTAATGCCATAGAAACCGCCTTTAGCTGGACCGAACGGTAATACTAAAGGAAAAGTATCGTAAAACGGTAGTTCGTTTTTAAACTTCGGGTCATAGAAATACATATACATCGCACCAATCTCTACCTTACTGGTAAGACTGCCGATATCAGATTGCATCACTGTGTTTCCAGAAACTCTTGCGCCCACGAGGCTCTTAACGTTGCGCATATACCAGTCAATGGACTTCTGTCCATCTCCTACTTGCGCACGAAGTTTCTGAAAGGCGTTATTTGATGCCATTAACGGCCCTGACCTCTATACTTTTTAAAATTGCGGCGCTTATGCTTGTTCATCGTGCTTAGTTTGACTCCCTTGCGGCGAGGTGCAAATACTGCCTTTGTGTTTCCGGTTGCTTTAGCCATGGTATAAATCTCCTTAGTGTATATTTATGCTTTAATTCCAAGTTCTTTCTCAGTTAATATCATAAATTCCCAACCATTATCTTCGCAGAATTCAGTTGCATACTTCCACTTGGCTTGATTTACACCCCAAGTCATAACTTCATTTAGAAATTGTTTGGTCTTTCTCGCAGGAATTTTCGGCTGCTGAACAAATTTAGCAGGCTTTATTTCAATTAAGTATTTTTTTACTTTACCGCTACTCTCTTGGACTTTCATATAAAAATCTACAAAGTATCGATGAACTCTATTATCTTTGGGTGAAATATAAGGAATAGCCAGTTCTTCTGACCCCCATTCTAATACACTTGGATTACTATCGCACCATTTCATAAACTTTAGCTCCCAGCTAGAACGATATATAATTCTACCAGGATCACCAATATACTTCTTAGGATTTCGTATTTTGTAGAGACCTTTCATAGTCTCCTTTGTGTATGTCATATAAATAGTCCAAACCAAGCTCAATAGGATATTTATTAGAAATGGCAGAACAAACAAGAGCGCCGGCAAGTCCAACGCAGTCCTCTTCTTCTCCTTCTCCTGGAGGAAGATTTAATAGAGACACTTCGGGTATGGTCAACCCGTTTGATAAAGCAAACAAAGCGTCTAAGACATTTACGTATCCAGAAAGTTTAAACCCAGCCTTGGGGAAGGAAAACGAACATACTCACTGGATAGCTTTTTATCCTCTTGTTAGAGAAGGTACCAATGCGGCAAAAGCACTTGGTAGTAGAGGTACTATTTTTGAAACTTCAGGCCAACAAAGAGTCGATGCAGAACATGCAACAGCCGCTGGTGCTGCACTAGGTGGAAAACTTGCTGCCGAAACATTAGGTACTGCCGGTCTTGCAGGATTGAAGAGTATTATGGGCGCTAAAGGTGGGTTATCAAACTTCTTTAAATCTGGTGCGGCTGGAACAGCAGGCACTGTGGCAGCACTGGGTATAGCTGCCGGGGCTGCAGCCGGTGCGGCTCTTAATGGTATAGGCGCAAGAAGATTGATTATGGGATCCAGATCAATCGTTTTGGGCATTCAAGACAAACTTAGCTATGGCTATTCAGCAAACTATGATGTTGCTGATATAGGAGGTTTTGTCGGCGCCGCGGCAACGGGCAACTTTAGTGGAGAAGCCTCACTAGGAGATGTCGGTACCGATGTTGGTGCATTAGCAGCCAGAAAACTAGCAAGTCTTGCTGGTGCAATTGGCGGTAATCAGGTCACAAACTTAAAGGAAGCTACCTCAAAAACAGTAGAGAACCCGTATAAAGAGCAGTTGTTTAAAAATATGGGCTTCAGAAAATTTGGTTTTGAATATAAATTTGCACCTAGAACAGAACAAGAGGGCACTACAATTTTTGGCAAAGGTGGTATTATTGAGACGTTTGTTCAACATATGCACCCCGAACCCAGCAACGCTGGCGTATTTTTGATTTATCCTTCCGAGTTTTTGATTGTAATCTACCACAACTCCGGGTTAGAAAACACCTGGGTCAGAAGAATATCTAATTGTGCTTTAACGGGAATGAATATTGATTATGGCGGAGATGGGTTCACCACTTTTCAGAATACTAACGGTATGCCAACAGAAGCTACTGTTAGACTTGAATTTACCGAACTTGAAACACTTACAAACAAACGTTCAAAACTGGGATATTAATTATGTCATATTTTAGCAATTTTCCATCGGATATACTTAAAATTGGAAATGAATATAAGTATGTGACGGATATTTTCAGACGAGTTTATACAAATACGTTTTCTACGCATTATTCGGAACTAGAGACGGTAACTATTCCTGAAGGATATACGATAGAGCAAGTCAGCGATTTATATTATGGTTCACCCACATATCACTGGGTTATTATGATTTTAAATAATATCGTTGACATTAGAGAAGAATGGCCGAAGTCTACTACAGATTTGGTGGAATATTGTAAACTAAAATATGGCGGTCTAGAAGAATTATACGATGTTCATCACTATGAAAGCGATGACGGCATCACGGTACAATCTAGCTATGCGGAAAATAAAATTGCAATCACGAACATCGAATATGAAGAAATACTGAATGATGCTAAGAGAGAAGTCCAGATTTTAGAACCTAAGTATCTTAACTCATTCGTAACTAAATTCCAAACATTGATTTCGAGGTAATATAATGGCAGACGGCGTGACTAATCCTGATTATGAAGGTGATGGAGATCTTTTTTCAAATGAAGTAGACTTCGATGAGTCGGCTTTTGCCGAACTGAATCCTGCAATTCTACAAAAAGCCGGCGATGTTCTCTTCAATGAGATAATGTTAGTTACTAACGGTGGCATTATTGATATTAGAAATTTTGTGGTTGAAATCAATATCTATGAAGACATGTTCTCTCCCTGCTTACATGGAAATGTCATTATTCGTGACACACAAAACCTGATAGAAAAAGTTCCTCTAATCGGCGATGAAATATTAACTCTGGACATTTCTACTCCTCAGTTAGCTCAAGCGCCCTACGACCCAACAAATAAAATACAAAAATCATTTGCCGTATATGCCATCAAGAATAGATTTTTGTCGAACGAAGACAAAGAGCAATTGTATTCCCTGCACTTTATTTCGCTAGAAGGTATGGTAGATAATGTCACATATTTGTGTCAGAAGTATGAAGGCACAACAGATGAAATAGCAGCAAAAGTTTTTGATGATACGTTTAAGAATATTCCTAGATACTTAAACGATAAAAACACGGGAGCAACTGCACCTAAATCTGAATTTACCATCGGCGATACTCCACACACTTCTAAGGTTTCATTATTGCCTCCTATGTGGACACCTTTTCAAATAATGGGTTATCTATCAAAACGAGCATTAGGAACAAATGTTACCGATGCTCCGACGTTTCTATTTTATGAGACGACCAAAGGTTTTTACATGTGTTCTATAAACGATCTAATTAGATCACAGATGTCAGTTGGTTTTATTATGTCGAAGTTGAAGTATCGTAAGAAATATGAGGATGAACAACTAGGAGAAAATGCAATTCGTTTGGCGTATTCTCACGTTGAAAATCTAGAGTTTTTATCAAACGTTGACGTTCTTAAAGGTCAAGACTTGGGGCATTTCGCAAGCTCTCTTTTCACATTAGATGTAGTCAAGAAAGAATATGCGGCAACGTCATACGATCACGGGTTTGAGTTTCAGAAATATCCTCATTTGGGTAGTTATAAATCTGCGCCCGGTCAAGCGGGTCTGGTTCTGGATGAAAGCAAGAAATATAATTCAATTTTTCCTGCCACTGTTATGCGCTCATCCGACAGTAAAGTTTTTATTGAGTCTATACATCCCGGTGTTCTAGATAGTGCAGACCCAGAATTGATGAATCTTCATCCTGAAAAATATGTTCAGCAAAGAAACAGTCTGTTTTCTGACATTTCTACTATGAAAATGAAAATTAGTATTCCAGGTAGAACAGACATGGAAGTTGGTACAATCGTAGATTTTGATTATCCTTCCGTGGGGTCTGGTAGAAATGGTGAAACGGATGAGGACAGTGTTAAAGATATATGGATAAGTGGATATTATATGATAACTGCGATACATCATCAAATTACAAAATTGAGACATAATATGATTTGCGAAATTGCTAAGGATTCTTATTTGAAAGAACTTGTAGCCGAAGAAGCATCTCCAGCACCCGCGGCGCCGCCACCAACAACTAATCCTCCTTCTTCACCAGCTTCACCGACTACTACCCCAAAAGCTACTCCTGTTCCAACCAAACCAACTAAATAGACTAATGGAGTTACTTATACTATGATGGATAATAGAACAACTAATAATGTTGGTCAGTTTTACTGGTGGTTCGGCGTGGTCGAAGATCGCGACGACCCTTTACGTATGGGCAGATGTCGTGTCCGTATTATGGGTTACCACATAGATAGCAAAGAAATACTTCCTACCGAAGATTTGCCGTGGGCTGTTCCTATTATGCCTGCAAATAATCCTTCAATATCTGGAGTGGGCGGTTCGGCAAACGGCGTAGTCACCGGAACTTGGGTGGTAGGTTTCTTTGCCGATGGTTCAGACGGACAACACCCGATGTTTTTTGGCACAGTCGGTGCGGTACCTGGCGGACTTGACGGTGACGATTGTATACCTGCAGGCGGCAATTCTGCAAGTGATGCCGCTGGAGATACTGGTAATACTGGTAATGGCGGTATCGCATCTGGTCCGTTCATGGAGGTTGCTGCTAAATTTATTGCTTACTTCGAAGGAATTTGTGATCCGGCAAGAAACATCGGCGACGGTGAAATAACTATTGGTGCAGGCCACGTGATCTATGCACCAGAAGCAAAAACTGGTTATGTTAATATTGGAGATGGCACAAAAATTAAATTGGCATCTGCCAACGGCGCAGGAACTAGAATTACCAGAGCACAATCACTAAAACTTCTCGAATTTGATCTACAGAAATTTGCGGCCAAGGCAAAGGCAGCATCTGGGCCCACATGGGACAAGATGAATGATAATCAAAAGGCGGTAATGATATCCTACACATATAACTGTGGTCCGGGTGGACTTAGAAGTCTTATGAAAAAAGGTCTTGAGGGTGCTATAATGAGCGGAGATATTAAAGCTGCGGCCGAAATAATTAAAACTCGCGGAACTAGAACTGGTAAAGGAATGGGTGTTCTCACCGGTCTAGTGAGGCGCAGGGCCGCCGAAGCTGTTCTATTTGATACCGGTCGATTACCTGGATAGGATTATTATATGTCATTACTACAAGCAACCAGTCTAATTACATCGGCAGTCAAGGCTGTCAAAACTGGTAAACTTCCTGATTTATCATCAACAGTAAATGCACTGTCTTCGGCTGGCGTTTTGTCGCGAGATCAAGCCAAAGCAGTTAAGTCTGGTTTGTCTCTAGCAAACACAATCGAGCAAGGAAAAACTCCAAGTTTATCTGCGGTAACTAGTGGATTGGCGGCAGTAGGCTTGCTAACAAAAACCGGAGCAAATAGTTTAACCAAACAGATTAATGTCTCCGCATCATCTCTACCTGGAAATACAGTTTCTAATGCAAATAAGTTACTGTCAACTCTTAGCAAGAGTGGAGTTATCGATAAGCCTACTGCCAAATTATTATCAAATGGGTTAAGTATTCTTAATGCGGCATCAAATGGAAATATTTCTGGTGTAATAAGCGGTGCATTAAAGATTGCAGATGTTTCTCCCAATGTTTCTAAAGCGGCAACCGAAGTATTAAAAGCTGTTCCTACTACGATTGAAACTTCTAAGGCAAGTTCTGGATATCAAACTACTGCCGCAAAATTACCAGATATCGGTTCGCCCGGCAAATTAACAAAAGAAGACTGTGTAAAAGTTCTTACAGCCTGTCAGCAAGCAATTTCTAGAAAATATGTTGTCGGCGGTAAGAGAAACATATGGCGTAAGGTTCACAATCGCGGTGAATACGGCGCATATAGAATGACGATATCACAACTTATTGATATTGATTTTCTAAAACCAGAAATACAAGAATGGGCAGAAGATTGCATTCAGATCAATGGCAATCGTCCTGGTGCCGCTGAAAGAGTTAAGTCATACGCAGAGGCAGTTCAAGATAGGGCGGGTGAATATGACTTCGCACCTTACAAGAGAGAAGCCGGCAATAATATCCAGTATTTCTTCTTATACAATCCTATTCCTCTAAATCATGAGGCTGCCGTAAGAAGCATGATTTCTTTCGTTACGTCGGAAGAAATGCAAGATAAAGCAGCATATTATTATTTAAAGAAGGCATACGTAGATTTAAGCAATGCGAAGATTGTGAATGAAAACACTTCTAAGGAAACTGTAGCAGGCTTACTTTCCGTTGCGCTTTGTGGAAAATTAGATGATGCTATTAGTTTTGCCCAAGGTGTTATCAAATCGAATTCGGATGGCGTCAACTCTAAGTATTGGTATGATATTGGATATAACGCGGTTGCTGAAAAACCAAAAGAAACTAATAGCGATAAGCCACTACTAAAATCCGGCGTAAGAGCACCAACAACAGAAATCAGTACCAAGGCTCTAATAGAGACTGCTAAAGATCTGGCTGATGTTCTATCTGGTAAAAACATAAACGGAGTCATTTCTGGACTAGTTAAAAATGGAATTATTCCTGCCGATATCGGTGGAATACTAGATGCTGGACTGGGAATAGCAGCATCAACAATCAAAGATAAACTCGGTGAAATCAATAAGGCTAAAGATGCCTTGGCCGCGGCGACAAGTATATTGCCAGCAAATACTACTTCAGCATTGAAGTCTATATCAAGCATTTCATCTAAAGTTAGCGGAGTTACCAGCAAAGTT